ATGCTTGACGGGTGTGCTGCTGTGGTAGGACACCCTTTTCCCCCAGCGGGGCCGGTGGAAAGGGCGGCGGGGTTTGGTCCGAGGAGTAACACGGACCAAAAGGGGGGCGATGTCCGTCCCGGCGCATTGGTCGATTATTTGACGGTCGTCATTCCTCGAATGCGGTTGGAAGACCTCGGCGCGACGCGAATGGATGTGCTCTTGGAGCGGCTGTTTGGTTTTCGCGGCGAGGTTGTGGCAACGGCATTTCGGGAGCGACGCTGGCAGTTTTACACGCACAGTGCGGCGTTGCTGGATCGGGAAGGGGAGTTGGTAGGCCGCGTCGGAATCGGTGGCAACGGCTCGACGATGTGCATTTCGCTTTCGGGCGCGGGTACGCGCTGGGTGCGAAATTGGCATCAGTGTCAGCGCGAGTTGGCATTGTTGAGTGCGCGTATTACCCGTTGCGATCTGGCGTTCGATGACTACGACGGGGAAATCCTCGATGTGCACGAGATGCGCGACCGCGCGGCGCGACAGGAATTTCGCCAGGGCGGGGCACCGCCCAAGTGGCGTTTCCTCGATGATGGGGGGAACGGCACGGGGTGCACGCTCTACGTTGGCTCGAAGGGCCACAAGGAACTGTGCATCTACGAGAAGGGGAAGCAGCTAGGGCTGCCGGAGTCGCGCTGGGTGCGTGCAGAGGTTCGGCTCTATGCGAAGCATTGCGAAGTGCCGTTGGCGGTGCTGACGGATCCGCTGGCTTTCCTGCGCGGGGCCTATGACGTTCTGGAGCGTGTGCTCGCGCCGGTGGCGCGTGATTTCTGCACGCGCGTTCGGACGAGGCGCAAGGCCGCGGAAGTGAGCGGCGAGGCCATGGTGCGTTTTCTGCGGCGGCAGATTGGGCCGTCGCTCAACCTTCTGTTTGAAGCGTTCGGCGGTAGTGCCGAGGACTTCATCAGGGAACGAATCCTGCGTGAAGGTCAGCCCCGCAGGTTTCGTGGAATCGCAAAGGGTGACCAACTCCATCAATTTCTGAGGGAAGAACTATGCCGCGCATCGTCGTGAAGAGCGCCACCGTGGTGGAAGAAACCAACTCCAAGACTGGCGAGATCATCCGCAAGCAAATGGCCGGTTTGGACTTGGGCAACGGCTACGAATTGCCGTTTTCCGTGGGTCTCGCGAAGCGGCCGCCGTATCCGGTCGGCGAGTACGACATCGACCCGGCTTCGTTCGGCTTGAACGAATACGGCGCGCTGGTGCTGAAGCGTTTTGTTGATCTCGTTCCGCTGAAGGCGGCGGGTTCGTCGGCGAAGGCGTGAGCAGAGGTAGGGCCATGATCGCGCTCTCGACGATGTCTCCGGGTCATCTCCTCGTGCTCGGCGCGTCTGCTGGTGCGATGGCGACGGCCTGCGTTTTCGTCGTGCTGCATGCGTACTACTTGACGCGGGAGAACTGACATGGCGCGTGTCCTCGTGTGTCTCGATGATGTGCCGGATCCGGCTGGTGAGTGCCAGCAGATGGCATGGATGGAGCAGCCGGGCGTGCTGCCGCCGTTGAGCATCGAGGACGCGCAGGCCATATCGTTTTGGGCTTTGCTGGCATGGGCGACGGTCGGAGCCGCGCTCTTGATCCGCAAGGCCACCTGAACCCCGGCATGGTGCCGGTACAAGCGCCCAAGAGGAGGGCATATGAAGCTGAGCGAGAAGGCGGCGACGGCCTACAGTCGCGTCAAGTCGCTGGCGGGCCGCGTGGCCGCCGGTGTGTCTCTGGCCAGCATGTCTGCCATGGCGATCGCGCAGTCGACCGTCCAGGCCGACATCGAGGCGGTCATCGACGAGCAGAAGACCATCGCTCTGGCGGTGGTCGTTGCGGGTACCATCGCCGCTCTGGCGATCAAGTACTCGAAGCTGGTTCGTCGCGCCTAACGGCAACGCCCGGCTGTGTAATGCAGCCGGGCTTTTTTAGGAGGGAAGCGGCGTGGAAGAGTTCGCAGGCTGGTTCGTGCTGATGGTCAACCTCGGCACTGCGTGGATCGCTGTCCAGGTGTTCAGATGAACGGTGGCCACATCTTCGCTCATGCTGTCGTGCGCCGCGTCGCGTACGTGCTTGTCGCGTTGGTGCTCGGGTGGCTCGGCGTTGGTGGCGAAGCGCGGGCGCAGTCTGTTTATCAGTGTGACGCGTTCGGCAACGGCTGGCAGCAGTGCACGCGGGAGCAAGCCTATTGGGAATGCAAACTGTGGATCGGCGATCAGATGGGCGCGCCGATATATGGCGGCGTGGTTAACAAGGTCGAACAAGACTGCACGTATGCGGACCTCGGCTCTTCGTACGGCTACAGGGCCACTGTTTGCCGTGCTCGTGATGGAGGTCTGGGCGATTGTTACTCGCCGCTACGGCATGGGAGTTTTGCATATGGGACAGAATGTCCGGCTGGCTACTACTGGGACGACGTGAATAAAACCTGTGGAACGCCGTGCTCGGACAAGCCGTCTATTCCGGGCAGTGAAAAGCATGCACTCGGTTCTGAATCATCCTTTTGCTATGAGGGCTGCTTGTACACGGGTAGGGGTCAGTGCCTTGGTATTGTAATTGACGGCATTGAGTCCACGTATTGCAGTTACTGGACGACTGAGCTGGGCGCTACGTGTAGCGTCGGGGAGTCGCCTGAACCCATTGTTCCTCCGGTGGATTCCGACGGCGATGGCATCAGTGACGAGAACGACCTTTCGCCGAACAATCCCGGCGTTGGCAACGCCGACGGGCAGGAGCCATCACGCGCTTGTGGTGGTCCAGGGCAGCCCGAATGTTTGCCCGACGGCTCGAACGAGGGTTCCGGACGAGGCAACACGAGCACCGGTGGCGGTGACTGCAACACGCCCCCGCGCAGTAGCGGCGATGCGATTCTCGCGCAGATTGCGTTCCAAACGTGGGCGACACGTTGCGCGGTTCTTACTGCTGCGAACGTAAAGCCGGGCTCGGGGTCTGGTGGCGGTGATGGTGACGGTGACGGCGAGGCCTCCGAGATGGACAGGCTGCGCAACGAAGCTGCCGGGCTTGACACGTCGCTAGGCGAGGGCGACGCGGACGCGGCGTGGATTGAAGCTCCATCGAGTCTCGACCTCGACACTGGCGGCCTTGGCATCGGCGGCACGTGTCCAGCGCCGCCGACGATCAACGGCGTGAGTATCGATCCTGATAACAATCTGTGCATGCTCGTTCAGATCATCGGGTCGCTCGTGCTCGTCGGCGCGTTTGCGCACGCTGGCTATATCATCGGGAGGGCATGACATGCCGGCATTTCTCGCACCGTTGATCACCGGATTGATGGCCGCGCTGTCGCGGCTCTTTGGGTCGCGCCTCGGAGCGTGGATTGGAACTGCGATGGTCGCGCTCGGTATCGCGTTTGTGACGCATGAAGTCGTCGTCGAGCCAGCGAAAGCTCAGGCGCTCAATGCGCTGTCGGGCATGCACGCCACCGCTTTGCAATGGGTCCTCGTCATGAACTGGGACAAATATGTGACGATCGTGTTGAGCGCATACGCCGCAGGTGGCATCAAGCGTGCCATCCTTGCCAAGCGCGGATGACCTCGGATGATCAGGCTTTTTACCGGCAAACCCGGCCATGGCAAATCGAATCACGCGGTCTCGGTCGCACTGCGTGAGATTCGCGCGGGCCGGGCGGTTTACGTCTCGAACGTCAACGGAATGCGCATTCCCGGGGCCATTCCGTTCGAGGACCCGCGGCAGTGGCAGGAACTGCCGCCAGGTGCTTTGCTGATCGTTGACGAAGCACAGCGGTTCTGGCGGGCGACCCGCGCAGGTACGGTCCCGCCCGAGGTGTACGCGATGGAAACCCATCGTCACCTCGGAATCGATTTCCTGCTGATCACGCAGGACCCCACCTATTTGCTGCGACATTTGCGCGGGCTGGTCGGGGAGCACGTGCACCACGTCCGCAGGTCAAAGGGCGTGGTCCAGACGTTCACGTGGGCGAACCGGTGCAGCGAAGATCCCGAATCAGTCTCCGAGCAGGAGATTGCGGAACAGGGCCTGTACACGCTCGACGCTGAGGCGTTCCAGTACTATGACTCGACCGAGTTGGACACGCACAAGCCGAAGATTCCGCGCAAAGTGTGGTTCATCGGCGGCGCTGCGGCGCTTGTACTTTGCATGTTCACCTTTGGCCCGAGCGTGCTCAAACGGGTGACCATCGGCGAACCCACCGCCAAAGCAGGAGGCCCGTCCCCGCAGGGGCCGGGCCTCCTGCCTGCCGTGGCTGGCCGAGGCCGCGCGAGTTCGCCCGCTTCCGCCGAGGAGTACCTCGCACGGCAGATGCCGCGCGTCGTCGGTGCACCTTGGTCTGCGCCGATTTTTGATGAGCGCGCTGTTGCATCCGATCCGCAGTTGTTCTGCATGCTCTCGCAACCCGGCCTCGATGCGGACGGCAACTATCGCGAAAACTCGTCGTGCACGTGCATCACGGAGCAGGGCACGAGATACAGAATGGAGCTTCGGGCGTGTGCGCAGCATGCGCACGTCGGCGGCGTTTACAATCCGTTCCGGATGCCGCAGCAGCAGGTTCAGCCTCAGCAGCCCCCGCAGCAGTTACAGATGGGCCCACCGCGAGCATCCGCTCCTATGCCGGTGTTCGGCGGGGGGGAGATTGGCACCGGACCCGCTCCGGCAGTCGATTCCACCTTTGGCACGATCACGCGTCCGATGCCGGGGGTGTAGGGGGCAGAGCCCCCTACGGTGACCCCCTCTGCGCACTCACTGATGCGTCCACCCGTACAGGTCGCGTTCTGCGATCTGGTCTCCGTCCCGTCATCCTGCTGACCCGCTTTTCCGCGTGCGCGGACCCGCGACGCCGTTTTTCGAGCCCCTCGCGCCAGAGGATGCCGCGCAGTCTTTCCGGCGTGATCCGATCGCCGTCTGGTGACACGAGCACGCGTCCGGCCATGCGCCATCCGGTCCACGGTCCGCCCAGGTGCTGGTGGTTGTAGACGGTGCGCTCATACAGTGCTGCGGCGCAAGAGTTCGGGCATGGCTGACCTTCTGGCCAGCAGGGAGGTCTGTTCATATGGTTCTGGCCTCGATGCTGGGAGGGGGTCCGAATGCTAGCCGCGCGTTCACTGCTTGCAAGAGTCTTCGCACCGCAGCCCGCAGGCCCCGGAATTTCGCGTAATACATCGCCCGTGCGTCTCCAGAGTGGCCCGGATCGGCTTGTACGACGCCAGAAACAACGGGCAGCAGGGTGATCGTGGTCACGGCTAGACGCTTCGCAATGCGGGTCCATGTCCGGGCAGCGGGGCCTTTCGCCTGCTCCGCCATCGCCTGCGCCACGAGGGCGTAGGCGTTCTCACCTAGGTCCTTTGCCATCTTCTCGATCACGTCGGCGTCGGCATTGCGACCGGCTTTCCAGTGCACGGCAGCGCCCGGGGACAGGCGCAGGGCCTTCAGGGCTTGGCGTTCGCTGGTGTAGCCCTTGGCGGCTTTCCAGCGGGCGAACAGGTCTGCGGTCGTACTCATGCTCGGAACCTCTTGACAGCGGTGTATAGGGCCACTATTATGCACCAGCCCCGCCCCGGTCACCCCCGCCGGGTGCCGGGGCATTCAAGGGGTAGGGGTGAGGGAGTAGGGCATGATCCGCTGCTTGCTCTGGAGCGCTAACTCCATCCTGT